CATGGAGTCCATAGCCCGCCGCGCGATGCGCGTGACTGGGAACCAATACTTCGAGAACGCCTCCGGCGTGTTTATCATGAAGTCGCGGTAGACCCCGGGGCGCTGCGGGACGAAACCGCCGACGCAGATGGGCTCGCCATCAGCCTTGATGACCCACTTCGGGCCAGGTACGGTGAAGTTCCCGATCGCGATGGAATCGACGTCGAACTTCTGCCCGGTCAGCGCCTCGAAGTTGTCGCGTTCATCCTGCGGCATTCTGAGACACACGCTGATGAAGTCGAGCAAAAAGGGATTGTTGAATATCTCTATCATCCTGTTGACCCCGCGCCTTTGCCGTCGCTGATGTACAAGTTCGCCGCTTCCCATGACCAGTTATTGGCAGTCGTCACGTTTCCAGGGAACCGTAGTATCAACGAATAGCTCGGCGCGTTGATTGGAATCGGAAGTGGTTCGCCCGGCACTGTGTCGTCGACTGCGATGAAGTACGGCGCTGTTACGTGGCCAGAGGTCGAAAAAAGCGCATTGTCGTTGAACGTCGTCTTGTCGGATTGATCGTAAGCCATCTGGATGAAACAATCGCCTTCCCCTACGAGGTCGACACCGACCATCATTTTGTTGAGACCGAGCGCGCCCATGTCCATGTATGGCCATTGCACCACTCCGTCGAACGGCACGCCCGTCGTCACTGTGGTATCGAATGGTGCGGTGCCTGCTGCCATGCTAGGAGGCGTGAAGGTAGTCGTGTAGCGCGCGACACTCGACACTCGGATTTCGTCTATAAGGCAGTTCGGTGTGGTCGTCCCGTTGAACCTAGAGAATGACCCAACGACCACGTTCTTGATGCCGGCGCTACCATAGTTGGCCGGAATCCAATCGGTGCGCGGAAGTCCCGTCGGGAAACCGTCCAGGTACACGTTCTGTGAGCCTGCGTTGTTCACCAGAGCGAAATGGTGCCATGTGCCAGGAGGGGCGGGCAGACTCTTCGTAAGTGTCACACCGGTGCCAAAGGCCGCGTAGTCGTACGCTGATACCAAGGTGTTTCCTGCGCCGTCTGTGGCGGCGGAAATGACCATATCTGAGGTAACGCCTCCCGCTTTGGAGCCACCGTAGTCGATCAAGTACGTGGAGCCAGTAGCTATGGGGATTAAGAACCACCCCTCGATTGTCCAATTGTTCGTAGCGAAGATGTCTACTGGCGATCCCGTCGTGAACGGCATCGCCATCGCGTAGCTGCTGAAGAGCAGCGTCCCGTTGGTCTCAAAGCACTGTGGTCCGAACATGGGTGTGAACGTAGACAGTATGCCCGTGGTCAACGTACCCGTGGTCAACATACCAGTGTTAATCGTGGCATCGCCCAAAAGATATGACGCATCTGGCGTGTGGTACTGCCCGACAATCAGGCTCGCGGTATCCATGTGCAATAGCAATACGGTAGAAGACGAGAATACCCTCGTACCTGACGCTACGTAACTGTCACTCGCGGTGTTGGCGTCAAGTTGCCACACTAAGTTACCCGCGGTGCGCAGATATAGGTTGCCGCCGTTCAGCGTCCAGTCGGTGATGATGTCGGGGAAGATGTAGCGGCTCCACGACTTCGTGCCGTTCGCTCCGTTGATGGTAAGCACGAACGCCTGCGGCCCGAAGATCAACCAATACTGGCCGCGACCCGGATAGTAGAGCGAGATAGGTTCATAAGTCCCCGCCTGAAGCGCCGCCTTGATGAGTGGGTCAACCGGTTGGCCGGTGTTTCCGATCGCCATGTTGGCTGTTGCGCCAATGGTGCCCAGATTGCGCACGCCGACCTCAGTCAAGAAAAGCAAGTCATTTGCGACGGATTGCGCGGCGCGCGTGAAGGTAGACCCAACAGGTTGCGCGTCGAGGAACGCCATGTTCTGTGGGTCCGGGTCTATCTGCCACATTTGGTAGCCACCCGCGTTGAATGCGATCAAATTTCCGCGGTAGAGCGCGAGTGCTGCGACGGGATTGTCTCCGTAGTTGTTCAGCCCTGTCGGTAGGTAGCCAGCATTGTTGCTGCTCGACCAATCGACGGGGTTCACCGCGGCCGAGTAGTCGACGATATCGTTGTCCGCTGCGAACACATGCGAGGCGCCTATAACGACAACTTTGGTATTGGGGTTTTTGATATCCGATATGTGTCGGTCAGTCGCGGCCCACGACATGCTGCTCAGCGTCGTGATGTACCCGTTGATGTTCGAGTACGTGCTGTAGTCCATGACCGAGTTGCCGATGATTGTAGGGAACGTCGGGACGGTCAACCCTGACTGCATAATTGGTATAGCTTGCCATGTGATGATGGACGTACCAATCGCTTTCCACGTTACCCCTCCGTCAATGACCGTATTCCCGAGCACTGTTGGCCATGTGGGTTCGGTTGCAGCCGAACTGGCCGCTGCTGCTTGGACTGCCTCAAACAAGAAATTCGTAATAGGTGCAGGAGTCTCAAGGCTCCACGTCACGAGATCGACGTAGCCCGCATTGCGGCTGGTAGTTCCGGCGCCCGCGCCGATTGCTACGCGGACATGCGCGGCGCCGGCCGGCGCGGTTCCCGTCACACTGATTTTGCGATACCCGAAACCTTCTGCTTCGTTGACCTCGAAACCGGAATTGCTGATGAACGTGTCACCGGAGTTGTACCAGTTGAGCTGAATCCATACCGTGAGATTCGCACCATTATTGTTCGGGTTCACATAGGCGGATGCCGTTACCTGCTGGCCCGGCGTGACGAGACTGTAACTCGTCATCGTGGCTTGCGCGCCGCTCGTGCCCATCGTAGTGCCGCCAGCAACCGCGAGACTTTCAGCGCCCTGGTACGGCAACGCTCCGGAGTAGGCCCACGTAGCGGACCCGCCTGGGTTCGTGAACGTCCAGCCACCTGCGCCGCCGCCACCCTCAAAATCGCCGTTAGGGATCGCGTTGGTGAATGCACCTTGGCTCGACGTAGGAGTGACCACCGCGCCGGGCGCATAATTTGTACCCGGAGTCCAAGGGTTAACTTTCGTTGATGCCAGGGTCAGGGTGGAAAGTGTCGACGTTGGCGAGAAGATGCCAGCGTTGGATACTGTCGCTGAATTTCCGTAACGATCCGTGATGTTGGAACCTAGCCCCGTTGCCGTCGTAATCTGTCCATTCGTCAATTGCGTCGTGCCGGCATCGGTTGACGATACATCGAAATCGCCGAACTCCTGAAGGATGCCGCCAGCTATGGTTGGCCATACCGGCTCGACTGCGCCCGTGTGGACTGGTGAACCGGTGGTCGCCACCGCTTGGTAGACAAAACCTGTGGGTGTATTCGGCTCGACGTAAGACCCCGAAGAAACGACGGTTTCAGCGGTCCACAACGGCTGTGGCGGAAAATCCCGTATGCCCTGGTAGGCCAACCCGTTTGCAACCGGTGGCAGCACAATACTGGCACTGGTGTAGTCCGTGCTGCTCGTCCAGGTTCCGGCGTTCTGCAGCCAGTAGTGAAAAATATCCCCATTGCCGAACTGCGCCACGATGTACTCGAATCCCATGAAGGGTTTCGCGAACCAGATTTTGGTGACGGGCTGTGTCGTATCGTTCGGGTCGGATAGGACGTTAAGGACATAATTTGCTGGCAGCGCTGCCGTCGAAAAAGCGCTGGAAAAAATGTTGAAATGACCATTCGCGGCGGCGAGCCCAACCGTGGAACTATCGAGCACCTGTGCGATGAGCGTACCCTCTCTGGGTACGATCGAACCTGCATTCGTGATATATCCATTCTGCAGATCATACAGCATGTTCGCCGCAGCGCCGCCCTTGACGCGCAGACGGTTGATGCCACCTCCGAGGACAGTCAGCGGGTACGGTCTCATGACCCTTGCGGTCCAAAGCCAATCAGCGTCGGCCGTACGGCCGGCGGCACGGCGATCGTACCTGGTAGGTAGTGTGCAGTCTGGTGCGATGCTGCGACCAACTCAGCGCGATATGCGTTCGCCTGGGACTCAATATTGTTGGCATCTGGCTGCCCGTAGTGTGCCTTCGCGTTCGCCAGGGCATGCAGGAACACCAGCTCACTGTCGATCGTCGTTGTGTCGGTAGGATTGACGAAAGGCCGCAGGCCGAAGTGGGCTCGCATCCATAGAAAGTAGGTCTGATCAGGCATCGGGTAAACTTCTATCGCGCCACGCAACTCGTAGCGCGAGGGGCGCCACGGTTTCGTAATCATCGTGTAGAGCTGCGGGGGTATGCCTTGTACCAGGGGATACCAAACGTTGCGCGTGTCCTGAATACCGGCCCACTCTATGCACTTTGTCGGATCCAAGTTCACGTTCTCGAGCACGTTTTCGTCGTTGTCTTTGAGCGAGTAGAAACGCTGGCCGGGGTTCACCTTCCATCGGAACAACCGCTTCGTGTGGAGCTGCATGTAGCGCTTGTAGAGGAACGTCTGCGCGCTCGTCAGGAAGTCGTTTATCAAAAGCTGCATGCCTGGTGGCGGGTTCGTAGCCTGATTGGCGAATCCAAGACGGATCAAGATCCGCACGCCTAGACTGGTGAGCGTAGCCGTTGGGACTACGTTGTCGACGACCGCCGCGTTGTACTCGATCGGGTTGAAGGCGCTTGGGCTGTCCCAGGCCAAACCTTCGTTCTGGTTTCGCGTGATCGCAACCGCGACTTGGTACGCCGGCGCCGAGGCGCTCGATATGCCGCCGGTAGAGTATACCTGAAGCTTCAGGATGCTGGTGCTTGCCAACGTGTTCAGAGGGACGATGATCTGCCCGTTCTGGATGCCGCCGTGCTGCGCGCCCGCGCTGGAAAGTGTTGCCGTTGACCAAGCACTGCCGCTCGTCGTGTAGGCTAGCTGCGGGATGCTGCCGTCGTTCGAGACCTGTACGACGCTCCACTGCAGGTTGACGCTGCCTGTCGCGATGAACTTGGGATCTCCGATGAACGTTATCGGCCCGC